ATTCACGAAGATATTCAATTGAGATGTGGATGTATGTTTATAACTTTGACGGGGCTTCAAAATATATCATATCAAGAAGTGCCGCCGAATCAACCGAAGCAAGTCGCATTAATAACATCGGAATCAAACTTGACTCTGCTTCTCCAAAACTCTCCATCGAGTACTCGAAGAAGGGTACTGGGAACACATCCACCGCACAAACACAATTGATCACCGACAACTTCCCCCTTCAATCCTGGGTGCACTTGATCGTAAGTGTAGATAATAGTTTTATCGATGTCTATATGAATGGAAAGCTTGTGAAATCCTTCCAAGACACAATCAATGCCCCTAGTGCGACATCTCTCATCGAGTATGGTCAATTAAACTGCTATTTAGCAAAAATGACGCGTACCTTAACCGCAACCGATCCTCAAACCGCATGGGATCTTTATATTGCAGGAAATGGCGAAAACCCGCTTGCCAAATATTTAGCTAGTTTTGGACTTTCGATGACCCTACAGAAAAATAACCAAGATTACAGTAAAATCACAGTATTTTAAATCGCTAGTCTACTGACTGTGGTGGGGTGGGGGCATCACAGCTACGCGGCCGAACCGGTATGTAAACCAAAGGGTCTTGATGCGGATTCAATTCTTTTCAAGGGGTTTAAATATGTGATGATATTATAAATATAAATATATATAATGTCTGAATCAACTCCCACAAATAACAATGTCGTTAATAATATTACAAGTGGTGTTACGAATACAATTCAAAAGCTCAAGGACACGGTGAGTGAAACCCAAAGCTCGATTCAGCAATCCATTGATGAGTTTTCATCGAAAAGCGTAGTTGATGCGGGAAATGAGTTTTTAGATACCAATTCTTTGATTGCTAAGTTTGCGTTTATCATTCTTGTTTTGTTTGGATTCATGTTTTTGTTCCGAATCGGGATGCTAATCATTGCTTACATAATGACACCGTCCACCTCGCCCTATTTGATCAGTGGAATGATTCGAGGCGATAATGCAGTGACCATTTCTCAAAACTCAAGAAGTACAAATGCTTTGATAAACTATTCGGAAAACCAACCGACTGGTCTTGAGTTCACATACAGCGTTTGGTTGACATTTAGTAAACCAGCGGACGCCCAGGCCGGCAAAGAGTCGCATATTTTCAATAAGGGATTAATGAGTGTAAGTGGAGATACCATGAGTCAACATGCAAATGCACCTGGATTGTATGTGAAGTCGGGTCTGACAAACACGCTTCGCGTGTACATGGACACGTTTAATCGCCCTACCAGGGACGTGACTAACCTGGATGATCAAAGATCCTCGATTGATATCTCCGGCGTGCCATTTAATAAGTGGATGAACTTGATCATTCGTGTTGAGAACAGAATTCTCGATATCTATGTAAATGGTGTCTTGACTCAGCACAAGGATTTAGGATATGTTCCGAAACAAAACTTTGGTGATGTATATGCTTGCCAGAATGGTGGGTTCCATGGATCCTTGTCTGACTTGCGGTATTACGCGAAAGCATTGAATGTGTTTGAAATCAACAATATTGTTGGATGGGGACCGACTTTGTCCACCAGTCCTTCGTCATTTGAAGCTACCAGTACTGGCGATTCTTATTATTTGTCATCCTTTTGGTATAAGGCGACTCAATAAACGAACGCTCTTTATCTCCTCTTATAAAGGCTCTTAGATAAAACTTATTATTTAATATTATATCAAATAATAAATGAGTAACTGTGAAAGATATCAGCGAAATCGAGCAAATGGATTGATCTTTAATTTGCCAGGAACGCGATACACTCCCATAAATCCTTATCGGCTCGCGTCCGGGGACCCCACTGGGTTGACACAACAACAGCTGGATATGCGACGAAAGGCAGAAATCTTGCAATACAATAAAACCTCATCGAACGGCAAAGTCACGAAAAAACAAAGTTTTGCAGGAGTGGTGGGAAGGCGAAACCAGTACTCTTCCTATTATATTCGAAATCTGCAAAATGGAACGGCAAACCTTGACGAAACCTGTCCAAATGACATTCTCATTCCGACATCCACAAGAAAGAGCGACGTTCCAGGACCCGAGATGTTGTTATACTATGACCCAACCATACCACTCTACAATTACAACTCAAGCCAGTTTGCCTATGGAACGCAAAACACCGACGAACAGCTACAAGAGAAGTGGTTCATCAATTACGATACGAATGTGGTTGATGAGCGTCTAGCGATGATGAATATTCGGCCATCAATTGATACATCTCCATATACATATACGCTTACAACATCCGTCGCCCTCTCTATTTCGGGATATGTTTTACAAAACGATCCATCCGGAACCTTCACTTTGCGTATTCCTCAAGACAGTTTGAATCTAGTTGTTAAATATGGCGGTGTACGCGTACCCTTGACCATAACCCCCACTATCACATATTCGCCCGGGTTTATACAAGAAGTCTTGGGGTCTATCACCAACGCGATGTCTTCGTTTTCCGGTAAAATATACGTAGGAAATGTGACGTTTTCAAATATTGTCTTGCCGACACCGAGTGGAGCAACCTACGAATTCTATGTAGAATATACCTCAAATAAAGTAGTTGCAAATATCGACAATTATACGGCGTCCGCAGTAATGAATTTCAAAAACATTGGTACCAATTCCGGATTGGTGTTCAATAGACTGGCATCATCGGATCCAATATACACGTTTTCGTTGACTGGGCGATAAACAGCTTGTCCTTGTTTTCTTGCAGATTGATCAGTCCCAATTCAAATAACACTTCGTCTTCTCTGTTTATCAAGTAGTAGATTGACAATTCAAACATCTTGACGACACATTCGAGAGATTTGTCTGTTTCTGATCTGTATCTCGTATGTTCTCTCTCGGATGGTATCACACGGCCGTCGAAGAAGGTGTACGGACGATCGTATATCAGTGGACAGTTTGCACAATGATTGTAGAGTTTATGAATCTGGTTCGACAACTCTTCCGCCTCTTCGACCACTCTATGAAACTGTTGATTGACGATGCTGAGATTGTGCATGAGTTTGTAATATCGACCACTGTGTAAAAAGAATTTCTCCAGAGGGTGCTTGGTGACTATATCGATTAACCATTCGAATTCATTGATGATGGATCGATCGATTTTGAAAAGCAGTCGGCGTGTTTCGAGTTCTTCATATTGTCGAATACGTTTCATACATTCATTTTCATCGATGTATGTGGATACATATTCTGCATATTTCCCTACCCTCGCCTGTTGTTCTTCGAGGCCATATGCGAAGAACTTGATAGCGTCCGATATCTCTTGTTTTTCAGAGTCAGACAAATGGACCCGATTGTACCTGCCGCCGCGGACATTTTCAAGGCCATATGTATGCATGTATTTGTGAACAAGTGCATCGATTTGCCATGGCAATACGTCGTACTCGATATGATTCAGTTCCAAAAGGGGGTTTGCCTTGACAATCTCTTGGTATAAAAACTCGCATTCTTGGTAGGCGGACAGTAAGAAGGTTTCTCTCCCCTTCTGAAGCTTGTAAACATAGATATTATACATGTTATTTTTATAATATCTATAAAACAAATTGTTTGTATGTGTTTATTGTAATTTATATTTATTGTTTTGTTTGCGGAGCTGGTAATAGGCATTGATCTTTGGATGCATAGACTTGGCCGGACAAACACTTGTCGTATTCGTTCACGGAAATGCATCCGCGTTTGCCTTCGTATTCGCCGACCAAACACCACCCTGCTTTTCCGGAGGAGATGGGTTTCTGAATGGGATTTTCCGAGGGGGTGGGTACGGGTCCGTCACCACTTCGATTACCGCTGACATTTAATGCATTGTCCAAACTGCTGGTTGCTTTCGAATCCACATTCGGGCGACTCGCGTCTCTCAAAATGGTCCCGACAGATTGTACCGATCCCTCCGCGATATCGACACCGGTTTTTGCTACATCTCCTACAACGTCGGCGGTTTTACTGATAATGCTTCCAGTTGTATATCCAAATATGGACAATATCTGGGCAACCAAAGGACCGAGGATGTCGACGATGGTTTTCAAGATATCACCTAAAATTGTCAAGAGATTTATGCCTAAAAACGAGAGAGAGAGTAAGACCAATAACACAATAATAATGGTTTTGTTGTCGATTCCGCCAGTTTGGTATGAATTAAAAAAAGATGATAATGATGTTGATGTTGATGTTGGCGTTGTTTGAACAGGTACTTGGTCCATGTTGTTTTATATACAAAAGGACATAAAAAATAAACATGAGTACTCGAATGTCGATGTCGAACAACGTGGTTTTGATTATGGCAGGCGGCGTCGGAAAACGGATGAACTCGGATTTGCCCAAGGTGTTACACATGTTGCATGGGAAACCAATGATTTTGCACGTCGTTGACTCGGCACTGCGGGTAGATGATTCTTCGATGATCTATGTGATTGTTGGGAAATACAGCATCCTTATCCAAAACGCCATCCCAGTGAACCCAAGAGTCAAGTACATTTATCAAAATGAACCGCTGGGTACAGGACACGCTATCCAATGTTGTAGAGAAGAGTTGTTGAAACATGGCCAGGATACGCGAGTACTGATTCTGTCCGGGGACGTACCCTTGTTTACATCCGAGTCGATGCGAGATGTGCTTGTGAACCCTTATCCAGCAACGGTTGTTACTACATACTTTGAGAAGCCGTTTGGTTATGGACGGATCGTTTCTGACAAAATCGTGGAAGAGAAGGATTGCAGCGAGGAGGAAAGAGCGATTTGCACAGTGAATTGCGGAATTTATGGTTTCAATAATAAAATGTTGTGTGATCGGTTGCCGATGCTAAATAATAATAATGCACAGAATGAATATTATTTAACGAGTATATTCGAAAAATATGAAAACGGGACAATCGGATTCGTGGATGTGCCGAGAGAGAAACAATATGAAATTATGGGTGTAAACACACCGGAGCAATTGAACGAGTTACTAACTTGCAGTGTCGTTTGATAATCGTAACATTGCATATATAACAACAGCGACGATTCCTAATATCGTCATCGTACCCATCCCTCCGCTTTGGCTTACTCCGCTTTGGCTTACTCCGCGTTTGCTTGTCTTGTTTTTGAGAAAGCTGGGATTCACAAACATGGTTTCAGTGCCGGGTTCCGGAGCATACCCACCCTTGAACAATGGCTCAAACATCTCCATGACAACCTTTCCGCCAACCTTAAGACGAATCGGTTTTCCATGTTGGTCTAAAACCGGGACCTTTCGTTCTAAATTCATATAGTTTTGACCGCCTAAATGCAAATAATGTTTAATCTGCTTCATGCTTAATCTGTTTTTACTATCAAAACTACGAATACCTACATTTTGTAAAAATTTGGAAACGTGTTTTGTTAAATTTTTGCGTGTACTCGACATTATATAATATGCACATACTTGTATTTTTGTTTTGTCTTAATTTTGTTTCCAATGTTTGCCACAATCAAGACAACTTATAAAAATGGTGGACGGTTCGTCGGCCGAACGCGTTTGTAATTCATAATAGGTGCATCTCTTGGATTTGCATTTTTTGCACGTAAACATCTCGGTCATTGCCTCGATGTTTGATGAGTATTTTCCAGCGTCGCGTTTCATTTTTTGTTCAATCATTGATTTCCATTGAATCGGATTCATCTCTTGGTGAGTCATGAAAGCGAGTGTTTTCGGACTAACCTCCTTGTTTTGTAGCATAGTCAATAAATCTGGATTGTTCTTTAGATTAATGTAAATGGTACGCAATCGATTCATATAAATGGTTGAGAACGCAGGAACATCCCATTTTCGGATGATTTTTAAGCTTGTCGCCTCCTTGATCGCGTAGTTGTATACCCCGATCTCGACATTTACAAAGATTGTCGGGTCCATTCCATCCTTTCCGAACTTTTTAATGATTTTGGAACGAACATTCTCTCGAAAAATGGAGGCATGGGATGTCATTTTTTTTGATTTATGATGATAAATCAAAAATCAAAAATCAATGCTATCTCCTTTTCAACTCTTTGAAAAGGATAAAGATGCATTTATCAATAGTGATTGTTCAATCTGTTTATGTGCAATGTTCTATCCAGAAAATGTAAATGAAAGTGATAAACTGGTAAGTTGTTTAAGATTACAATGTATGCATACATTTCACACAAAATGTATAAATCAGTTATTACAAAACAAATGTCCACAGTGTCGTGCAACTATACAACACAAGACAAGTCTGGATTGGTCTCTCGAACTCACCATCCGAAAAGATGCGTTTGACCATGGCAATATCGACGAAGCATTACAACAACGGTTTATGAACACTCGATTACAACTTGAAGACTATCCGTATCATCGAGTTGTTTTCAAGCGATGGAGAGATTATAAAATCTCCACCCTTGAGAGATTATAAAATCTCCACCCTTGAGAGATTATAAAATCTCCACCCTTGAGAGATTATAAAATCTCAAGATCTTCAAGTCGCCAATACTCAGACTGATTGTTCGGCAAAGGTCGACGAATGATCATCGGAATCTTCTTTTGCTCAAACTCGGCCAATGCAATCAAATATCCGTCAATAATGGACTGATCTACTTCCACAAATGGGGTTGCACCAGCATTGATTTGTGTCGCACGTTCTCCAAGCAGTTTTGCCTTTTCATATTTTGTGATAAATGGCAATGTTCTGTGTTTAGGGTCGTTGATCACACCATTCTCGTCGCGAATCACCAGACATAACTCCTCAATCTCGTGATGATTTTGTATTATGATTTGCGGATGATGGGTGGCGATTATATCGGTTTTCATTGACTTTTCGAATTTTTGCAAATCATGCCGTGCATCACCGTCATCTTCATCTGAATTATCATGATCGCTAAACTCACCCTCATAAACATCGTCGTGAAATCCAGCCGGTTCGTCGTCTTCTTTATCTTCGGTATTGCTTCTTTCGTTTTCAATATCTTCATTCTCTATATCATCTTCATCATCTAACTCGGGATCTGAATCAAACTCGTCGATTGGAAACTTAAACCCCAACTCTGATTCAGATCCCGACTCCGATCCAGACGTTGACGACGCATCGTCTTCGTGTTCATCGCCATCAATTATACTCGCCATCCTCTTTATTTTCTGTATATATATATATTTTTTTTATGAAAATCTATTTCTTGTCATCCGTTTTCCATGTGATATCACACGTCGAACAAATGTATAGATATTTCATATTTTCATCGTCGTATCTTAAATAAATCACATCCCCTGTTGCACAATCTGCATTCGGACACTTCATATTCTTTTTGCGAGGCAAGGTTGGATCGTACTTTGTATACTTGTTCACGGTGTACTTGCACGTTTGATGAGCGGTTGATGTTTTGATTTGGGTTTTTAATACAACCACGCCTCCCTCCGTCAACTGTTTGTCTTTGTGTCCGCAAAAACGACAATAATATGTCAAATTGTTTCCACCTGTTTCATCAATCGAGATGTAGTACATGTTCTGGCATTGTGTGCAAAACTTCATTTTTTGATTATAATATCGATATATATTTATTTTATGATGATTGTGGCGGAATCTTTGAAATCTCACTCTCGCTTGACGGGCAGCCAACTTTCATGTTTTTAAATTCGAAACAGGCACCCGCATCGTCTTTATATTGTATTGTGTCTACATTGTCGGGTGTGGGATATACATAGATCTTTCGTTTATCTGGATTGAATACATATACAAACATTAACCCAATCGCTAAACTAACAATAAACACGGGAATATTAATAAACTTAAAAATGCTCATTTTTTTCTATAAAATGTATATATATAATATTCTATGCTGTATCCATTAAATCATCCAACGAGATTGCGGCAACGTCATCGGCCTCATCGTCGTCCTCAACACGTTCGTATTTGATTTTCACACCTGCCCAATATCCCTTCCCTTCGCATTTTCCATACTTCTTATCCATATAAGTATGAACATCTTTCGGCGAGGGTGAACCATTTCCGTAAGTTTCTCGATACCATGTCGTAAACTGCTGGTTCAATTCCGACTTCTTGATCTTTCCGCGCGGGTCCGCCACAATCTTGTCGCGAATGAACTCGGCGATGTAATCTTGACTCTCCTGGTAGCGTTTGCTTGCCTGCACCACGACGTCGCACTCTTCCACCTTGCCATCGGTTTGGAAAGCCTTCTGCACCAACATCGCCATGAATGTATATTTCCAATAGGCAAACTTATCCTTGATCGTTCCGTCGACCAAAAACTGATTCGGTTTGCTCGCATCTGGGTTTTCCGTAAACAGTGACTCAAATGGCACCTCGCGAATACGACGCCAAGTACCGAAATCTTGCGTCTTCACCTCCATTCGCACGTTGGTGCAAAGAACAAGTTTGAACTGCGGGTAGTAGATCATGGTTTTCGTCGAGTAAGGGGCACGGCACTGGATCGGATCCAAACCACTGGTGAGCTGCTTCAAAGGACCTTCCAAAATCGTATCCTTCGTCGAGGGTTCCATAATCACCGCGTACCTTACCCCTTTGAGTTCCGCCAACTCGGCAGAAGTCCCACCAACCTTCGCACGATCCTGTGTGATTGCCGACAAGGGCACCACGCCCTTGTATTCGCCCATGATTTCATCAATCAGCGTGGTCAACACCGACTTGCCGTTTCGACCTTCACCAATGTACATGTGAAACGTTTGTTTATCTGGAATGCCGAGCAAAATCGAGGCCAAATGACTCCACATGTATTCGCACAATTGCGGTTTGGGAAACAACTTGTGCATGAAATCGTTGATCTCGTCCAGCGTTTTCGCGTCGCGAGTGGCGTTGATCGGGATGTACTCGATGCGGGTCGATTTGCTCACATAATCTTCGGGGTAACCCACGCGAAACACCTTTTCTTTGAAATCCACCACGCCATTTTCGAAACACAATAGGTAAGGGTTCGTGTCGAGTTTCTCCATGAAATTCGGGTCATGAAACCATTCTTTCGCCTCTGTCATGATGTTTTTCTTGTCGGCGGTGGATCCAAGTCGCATCGTGATATCCACGATCTTCCCCAACTTGTTCTTCAGGGTTTTGATCAACGGGTTTTGCTCATTCTCCTGTTGCAATAGCATGATGGTGTTCTCGACATTGTGCATTTTCGCAGTATACAAGTCGCGAAGCTCCACCGAGATCGCCTTTCTTAACGTCGTGCCTGAATCGATCTCTACCCAGCGATGCTTGTAAAATCGGTACCACACATTGTTTTTGATGCTCACACAGATGTAATCGTACTTGAACATCTGATACAAGACGCCTGCAATGTCGAAATCGTCGTTTTTACGACTAATGCCTTGGGCAAACTCGGACGTCACATTTCGATTGATGGTTTTGTCGAGGTAATAGTCGATGCTGTTTTTGAGAACCTCATCGAACTTTGCTGGGACCTCGAGTTTTGACCAATGCATGATGGATCGCCGCGTAAGTATGTAGGCACCCTTTTCCTTCTTATCGAACTTTTGCCAGGTGTGGTACATATCGGGAATGGTATTGAAACGAAAACTGGAAGATTGAGCACTGAACTCCACCCAGGTGATGAACAAAAAGGGGTGGGTCGCGGAGAGGGCCATTCCAACTCTTAACCATTTCTCATAACTGCCTTGTTCATAGTATTGCGGCGGAAGTGTCATCGTGTACTTGTGTGTTTCGACCAACTCATATTGTGCGTTATCTGTGAAGATCTGCAGCACATTCTCGATGACCGTGTCCAGGTCGACGCGGGTTTTTACGTTTAATACCGCACCGATCACATCAACACCGAAACTGCTGCCGCCACCGCCGCCACTAGTCACGAACTGACGTTTTCTTGGTCCACTCTCATTGTCAATGGTTCTTGCATAACTCGCGTTCATAGGATAGGACGGAAATCCCATGTATCTCGCAGACAAACACTTGATTCGTTCAGATATATTAAAGTCTGCAAGTGGAATCTCGTTCGTCATCGGCTCGTTGTCGGCAGGGTCAAACACGTTTTCGTAAATGTATTTGAGTTTGTAGGCGGTGTGTGCCGGTTTTTGACTCCCGTACAATTGCCATGGAGAACTCCCGGAGCTCACCGCATTGTCCACCACATCTTCCCACCTGTTCTTTATCGGCAAGTCTTTCCACATGTTTCCAATCTGTTCCAAAATCTGGGTACGCAAATGCATTTGGACAGAACGCGTCGACTTGATTCCGATCAATATGTGGATTCCATCTTTCGTAACCGATTTGTCGCCATCTGTTATGCGATTTACCGTGTCCTTTTCCATCACAAAAATGTAGAAGGGCGTTTCGTTGAAACTATAGATGTCCTTGAGTTTGGCTAAATACAACATCAGCAAGTCGTCTACGTGATCTTTTGTATGAATTCGCGACGTTACTGCGTGATCATACTTCAGGTCGAGGTCGATCAGAATCGGACCATCTTTGTCACGCTGTTTTTCCGTCAAATACTCTTTGTTTCCACCCTTGATGCAATAATTCGTGTATAAATTTAAAAACTCTTCATATTTCTCGTCAGGAATGTTATACTTTCCACCAAACACCTGTTCTGCGTCACCCGGTTTACTCGGAATTCGTGTGTTTGTTTTTGGGGTTTCACTTGGCGAATCTTTTGGCAGCGTATGTGCTTTCAAAAAATCAAGGTATTTTCTGACGTCATTAGCTGCAATTGTCGCCATTTTGGTTTCTTAATATATACTATGGTTTTATAATTTTATATTATTTTTATGATGGTATGATTGTATAATTTTCGAGCATTATAATATATAAAATCATGAATGTTAAACGAATATTGAACACTGAGTTTGGACACATACTGATTTCAATCTTACTCGGATTGGGTCTCGCTACCATGTTTAGACAAGTGTGTGAGGGCAAAAACTGTTTGATCTTTAACGGACCCGTGATTAGCGAGGTTGATGGTAAGATTTATAAGTTTGGCGAGTACTGTCATCAATTCAAACTCAACCCAGTTTCGTGCAATCCCACCAAAAAGGTTATCAAAATCAGTGATCCGGAAATAAAGGGAACGTAGTTCCCTTTTGATCCCTCCTTAAAGGAAACCCATGGTTTTCTTTTAATCCTTCCTTTTAAGGAAACCCATGGTTTTCTTTTAATCCTTCCTTAAAGGAAACCCATGGTTTCCTTTTAATCCTTCCTTAAAGGAAACCCATGGTTTCCTTTTAATCCTTCCTTTTAAGGAAACCATTTTAAGGGAAACCATTTTAAGGAAACCATTTTAAGGAAACGAAACCCAAGTTAAGTTAACGAACACCATTTTAAGTTAACGAAACCCAAGTTAAGTTAACGAAACCCAAGTTAAGTTAACGAACACCAAGTTAAGTTAACGAACACCAAGTTAAGTTAACGAACACCAAGTTTAGGAAAACCAAGTTTAGGAAACCTGAATTTAGGAAACCTGAATTTAGGAAACAAAGGAAGGATTAAAAGGAAACCATGGGTTTCCTTTAACAATGTTATTTGTTTCATATTGTATAAATGGAGCGTAAAGACATAACGAGAATTTCGGATTTACCAGACAGTGCCGGTGCCGGAAACAGAGACATGGGGTCTCGTGGCGGTGCTATACCAAATCAGTATCAACCTTTGAACATTCATCAAAATCCTTATGGAATTCCTGAACCCACCGATACGCAATTGCCTACCATTCCGGTTCGAACAGGAGGAGGAGGAGGAGGAGGATCAGGTGGATTTCACGGTGATGCCATGCAACGAGCCCCGCCACCTATGATGAATCGTGGATTTCCACAAGACACCGAGTCGTATCAAAACGACGAACATGTAATCCCCAATCACATTCCGAGTCAAAAACTCACCACCGATTATTTACGCGAATATGAAGACAAGATGTCGAAAATGAACCTCGAACATCAACAAGAGAAATATCGCAAAGACTTGGTTGTCTCTGTTTATGACGAAATGCAAACACCCATTCTGATTGGGGTTTTGTTTTTCTTGTTTCAAATTCCGATAATCAACGTGTTGATGTTTAAATATTTGAACTTTATGAAAATCTACAATGATGATGGGAATCTCAATCTCTATGGGCTTTTATTTAAAAGTATATTGTTTGGACTCGTATATTTTGCATTTATACGATTTACAACTTATATTGCATTATAACGAGTATATGAAAAATGTAAACATTCTTTCGAATATATAAGGTAATCCGGTTTCGTTTTTTTTGTTATAATCATAGTCCAATAACAACTGGTTCTCTGTCTCCATAAGATTTTTATTTGTCTCTGTAGAAATCTTATCCGTCGATGTCTCTGTAGAAATCTTATCCGTAAATGTAGGAATCTTATCCGTAAATGTAGGAATCTTATCAGTAAGTGTAGGAATCTTATCCGTAAGTGTAGGAATCTTATCCGTAAGTGTAGGAATCTTATCCGTAAGTGTAGGAATCTTATCCATAAATGTAGGTGTCATTGAATCCTTAGTCCAAGGTAGTTCAAACGAAGGACTGTTAGTCGAAGGACTGTTAGTCGACGGACTCACAAACGAAGAAGAAGTTACCACAAAATCAAAGTTGTTATTGTATATGACATGATATTTGTTTGTGATTTTTATATTATACGATGACGATGAGTTCAACAAATATAAGACAATACACACATTGATTGATAACAAGAGTGTTACAGACAAAAGTAACCGTTTTGTATTCATTTTTTTATGACGAATGAAAAAAATTATGTAAACAAATTACCTACGTCTCTCATAGTCTGTACTGGACGAAACCAACGTCGAACTTTGAGACGAAGATCATAAAAAAAATGGAGAAGGGTTACATCTACTTGAGAGACAATGCGTGGTATCGCAGCGAAAACACAATCAAACTTGGTATCGCATCAAACACCAAGGATCGGGATGGTACTTATGTAACCGGTGAAATCATTCGTGGTGAATTTATCAAAGTGTTTGAGGTTCCGCGAGACAAGATGCGATATGTAGAAACACATCTACATACCACATTGAAAGAGTATCGGGATCGCCGTGATGGCGGAACCGAGTTTTTTAAGCGAGACATTATTGATATGGTTGGTAAAAACATTATTGACACTCCATTTCGAGAGTTATCGAGAGAAGAATGTGACTTGTTAGAAAGGGTTGCTCGTATTCGGAATACAATGCGTAATCATATTGATTATGGGAAACAACAAACTCAAGAAGATCAAACGATCCTACCAGAAGATCAAACGATCCTATCAGCAGATCAAACGATCCTATCAGCAGATCAAACGATCCTATCAGCAGATCAAACCATCATTGAGCCAAAGGATTTCCAGAAAGAGATAATCGCCAAATGCATCACCCATTATTCAAAGGAATCAAAAGACAAAGGCGTCTTGATACTCACATGCGGCGTCGGGAAAACTCTCATCTCCTTGTGGGTCGCACAACAGATGGATTCAAATAAAATCGCAATCGGCGTCCCAACCATCGTCCTTCTAGAACAATGGGTACCCATCATTGCACAAATCTTTCCCAATAGACCAATCTTACAAGTCCCATGCAACGAAGAAAATGTCGCCAGGTTTGTCTCGAAACATCCGAAATGCGTCGTCATCACCACTTACGCATCGTCGCATAAACTGGTCGGGTCTGCATTTGACATGAAGATTCTCGATGAAGTCCATCACCTAACCTGCAAAAACACGGATGAATCTTCAGCAAGAGCCTTTGTCAGGATGCTGGATGTCGCATCTCTCAAACAACTGGCCTTAACAGCCACACCCAAACATCTAGAAGGCGGTGTTGGGTCAAACATGATGATTTCAAATGATAACATCGAACTGTTCGGCGAGGTGATTCATCGCATTTGTCTTTTGGAGGCGATTGAAAAGGAGATTGTCTGTGATTATGTCATTCAAACAGTTCTTGTTGACGAGGAAACCATCAAAGAATCATCAATCGATGATAAACACTTGTTTTTGAGTGCCTATTGTGCCTTGAAAAGCATTCTCGATGGAACTTCACACCACTTGTTAATCTACTGCAATGACATGAACAACTCGAATCTGATTTTGACACATGTCAATGCCCTTTTGTTAAAGGAGTTTTCTTCGATTAACAACTGTTTTGCAAACACTTATAACAGCAAAATGGATCCCGAAGAACAGGCAAACATTCTTGCGAGATTCGAGACATCGCAGTTCGGCATCATCATCTGCGTCTATTGTTTGGGAGAGGGGTGGAACTGTCCCTTGCTCGATGCCGTGGTGTTTGCCGAAAACATGACATCGAATATCCGGATTCTGCAATGTGCCCTACGTGCATGTAGGAAAGATCGCAGCAGACCAGAGAAGATCGCGAAGATCATCATTCCGATTCTTGACATCGAGAAGGATGATGTTAAGGAGGTGATCTATCAGATGGGACTTGAAGATGTGACCGTGATTTCAAAGTTGAAAGTCTATACAAACAAGAGAGTTTCGGTAAGCTCTTCTTCGCTTCATCGGATTGACGAAGCGTTCGTTTATGACGAAGACCTTACGAAACGATTGCGGTTAAAGACGATGTCGCGTACTGAGCTTTCGCCGAAACGCGACGTTGTACGTGAAACTGAACTCACAATCACGCCGATCTCGGCCGCCCGTGATCGCAGTAGTGCACTCGACCATTATAATGAACTGGCTGAAAACCATGTTTGGAAATGGAACGATGGTAAACACAAATCTTCTGCTGTCGGTGACGGTTTTGCCTTTTTCTTCTACAAACAAAAACTGGTGTTCCACAGAATACTTGATATCAAAGGACCTGAACATAGATTACCAAGTTGGGGTGAATCTACCCGAAATGTGGTTATACTGACCCCGCCGTTGTTCGAAATCCCGTGGGATGAATGGATATCATTGAATGGTTATACTCGATGTATGGGAACATTCACAACAGTCAATATGAAAACAAAAAGACCATTATTATTTAACATGCTTATTACCAAGCTTTCGTATAATAATGTTGGTGTCTTTCGCGATCCTTCCTACTAGGTCATCATTGTTGTAATCGTCTAAATATACAATCTCTACAATTCCACTTGAACAGATCGTTTTGAAACATTGAAGACATGGATAATGCGTAATGTAGATTTTTGCACCATTCAAACTAACGCCGCGTTTTGCACAATCACATATTGCATTGATTTCACTATGGATGGTTGATTGCTCATGTCCGTCCCTCATATGAGAGACATGTGGACATCCCGCAATAAATCCATTGTATCCCATTGATATCATGCGATTGTCTTTTACAATCACCGACCCAACGTGAAGCCTTGTGCAAGGAGACCTTTGCGAAGCAAGCAATGCGATTGAAATAAAATAGTCGTCCCATTCCATGCGAGTTTCTGTATTCATATTATTTTTATATAGAGATGAATGTTGTATATGCATTTTTGTTTTTAACAATATAAAAACAAAAAGGAAAATCAATATATACAAAAATGAGTGAACAAAACATTCGATCGATTGTAATTGATTTTACGACTGATTTGTCCAAAGTGTTCCCCGAGTATGCATTCATGTGGGAACGATGGTTGACCGCAGATGACGCTGAATATGAAAAACTCAATCAACATTTTATTGCAGTGTTTCCCGATAAGTTTTTCGATATTATGAACTCCAACTTCGAGATCTTCCATGCGAACTCCGAGACAAACACCATGTTTTTACCTGATGTCGATTTCAAGCTGTTGTTTAATTGCGAGGGGGTGAGCGAAAACACCAAAACCGCAATGTGGAAGTATTTGCAGTTGATACTTTTCACTGTTGTTGGATCCATTAAAGACGCATCTCATTTTGGTGACGCGATGAACCTGTTGGAGTCAATGGACGAAACCGATCTACAAAGTAAAATGCAAGAGACGATCAACGGACTTGGTGATTTTTTCAAAGGGTTTGGTGAAAGCAACATTGATAGTCAAACCGGTAGCGATAGTCAATCCGACAGTCAATCCGACAGTCAATCAGATGAATCATCATCATCATCCTCATCATCATCATCCGCACCTTTTAAACTGCCCAAACCCGAGGTGTTGCGTGAACACATGAAAACATTGATGGATGGCAAACTGGGAAAACTGGCGAAAGAACTGACAGAAGAGTTCACCGAAGATTTGAAGGACGTGTTTAGTGAGAATGATTCAAGTAAATCAATCAAAGACCTGATGGCACAAATCATGAAGGATCCGAAAAAACTCATGACAATTATGAAAAAAATCACCGATAAACTGCAAACGAAAATGAAGAACGGCGATATCTCACAAGACGAGCTGATGAAGGAGGTGTCTGGTTTGGTTGAGAAGTTCAAAGAGATGGGTGGAGGAGACGACATCATGAAAACCTTCACAAGCGGTCCTTTTGCTAAAATGTTTAAAGGAATGGCTGGACAAGCGAGTGGCCAAAGTCAAATGCCAGGTGGTAGTAAACATTCCTTGATGAAGGAGCGATTGCGTAGAAAAATGGAGGAGAAAAAATTGAGAGAAGCTCAAACTCAAACTCAAACTCAAACTCAAACAAAAAACTTTGTGGTTAAAATTGGTGACGAGAAACAGGAAAAATCAGCACCCCTTTCAGAAGCCGAATTAATTAAATTATTTAATAAAAAGAGTAAAAAATAATTTACTATTGTTTCGTTTTTTTTAAACTTGATCGTTTGGACTTCAGCTTCTTTGATTTTGATTTTCGGTTAGATGTTTGTGATAATTCACTTTTACTCTTACTACTACTCTTACTACTACTCTTACTACTACTCTCACTACTCTTACTACTCTCTTGTTTTTTAATGGATTGTTTTCTATATTTATCATACGCATACAATCCAAGACCAATACCCGTAATTGTAGCGGCGGTTGTGTATGGATTGTTTTTTACAGTATCTGTTATGTATCCAAAAACAGTATTTGACGCAAGTGAAGGAAACTTCTCAAAAATTTCATCAAAAAATTTGTCTTCCTTATGTTTGTAACCATAATTCTTAAATTTGTCATTATTTGATTCAATATCAGTGATTGATGGCATTTTGCTTGGGTCTAATGTGTCATTCTCATTTGTAACAGGTGAAGATGTTTTGTCAGCGATTTTCAAATAATTTTGAATTATTTTTTGTTGCATATTCGGTGAAAAATCATTGTTAGCATTCAGGTATTTATTTAATTCGGTGTTTTTCTTCTTGTTTATCCATTCCTTAAACTTTCCCAATACTATCATTCGTAACATAAGATTTCGTGTATTCAACAAGGATATTGGATCGTTATATCCATAATACTTTTTGATAATACTTTTGTCGTCTTTACTAAAAAATCCTGCTTTCTTAAACGTTTCATGTATTTGTTTGAATGAATCTTTTACTTTATTAAACACTTGTGTAAAAAATTTTTCATCTTTTTGTCCATCTTTAATTTCGGGCGAACAATCCTTGTCACATGATTTTGTATATAATGCGACTAACTCACCATCGTCTAACAATTGTAATTCTTGTTTATCCGATTCTGACTGGTTTAATAACCAAATATCTCTGAATACTTTAATAACTATACTTTTGCATGTTTTCTCTCTTTCTTCAAAATATTTTATTATGTTATTTTTATTTAAATTACCATCGTTGGATAGCTTCTTGTAGATAAATTCAATGTGTTGATTTTGATTTGTTGTATCTGCATACGCACTTTTTGTATATCCTTCCTTTATTATCTTTACTATATCCGCTTTATGTGGTGTTGTTGTTGTTGTTGTTGTTGCTGGTGTTGCTGGTGTTGCTGCTGTTGCTGCTGTTGCTGTTGTTGTTGCTGTTGTTGTTGCTGTTGTTGTTGCTGTTGTTGTTGCTGTTGTTGCTGCTTTTGCTGGTGTTGTTGCTGCTTTTGCTGGTGTTGTTGCTGTTGTTGTTGCTGTTGTTGCTGCTTTTGCTTTTTTGATTTTCTTTTCCACTTCATCAATTGCTGTTTTTTTAATTTCATCAATTTCATTAGTTACTTCAGTTTTAAGCTTATCAAACTCTGTACTTGCTTTATCATCTGTAAGGTTATGCAAGTTTTTTATGAAAGAAATTATTTTATTACTTTGATTTTCAGTATTGATAAATTCAATATGGTCATCGGTTTCTATTGTACTATTATTGACAATTGCTTTCAAATTCTGAATTTTATTAAGAATATCTAATTTGACTTCAGTCTCAGCATTTTTTATCTTTTCAGCTTTCACGCGTTCTTCCTCCGAAGTTACTTTACTCTGTGCCTGTATTTCATTTTTCAAATCTGCTTTTTGTGTTGCTGCTTTTTCTGCTTTGTCTGAAGTGGAATCAACAACATCTGAATGTGGGTTATTATACTTGGACGATGTAACTGGTTCAGGTGGTTTGTCTCTTTTTTGCGAAATAAAAAATGGCCTTGTATGTTCGATTTCGGTTTTTAAGTTTTTGATCGCACTTTCCACAAGCGTATTCTGTTTTGTCTCTTTGTCGAGAGATAATAATAATTTATTGGAGTCATCTATTTGTTTTTGTATATCGTTCAGAATAGTATCAGTGTAACCCGGATGTTCTTTCTTTTTTTCCGCAAATTCATTGTATCTTTGAATCAATATCTTAATTGATGCCGTTAATTTTTCCAAATGTTTAATCGCACCTTTTGCATTTTCCAAATCTGTAATCGCACCTTTTACATGTTTATCTTCTTTTAAATCTTGAGGGATACTATTAACTATCTCTATAATATCTGGTGTTTCCTTTTTTTTTTGATAGGAATTTATGTTAGTAATTACGGTTGCTTTCTCGAATGTTTTTTTAAATTTATTAATTTCATTTATTATATCTTTATTATCTAAGAAAGTAATTTCTATTTCTCTGGCTTTACTTATTGCATAAGTTGTATTATTTTCCTGAATATTTTTTTCATTAATTAGATTGGTAAGCCATGTATTCATTTTTATTACATCTTCTTTTGCTTCTTTTATTTTCTTTTCCACTTCTGATTTCTCTTTATCTTCTTTTGCCAAGCGTTCGTTCTCTTCTTTTGCCAAGCGTTCTTTCTCTTTCTCTTCTTTTGCTTCTGCAATTATGTTATCAGCTGTAGCTTTAATTTTTTGTATTTCATCCGATTCAAACGTTTTTGTATATGTATCAAGATTGGATTTCATTTTATCTCGTTTCTTAGTATCCTCCTCTGATAATTCCATATTAGATATTTTATTTAGCAGGGTGGTTGCATCAGGTATTTGTTTGTTATTATTATCATTAAAACGTTTCACTGTATCTTCTGCCTTTGATAATTTCACATTCGTAGTAAAAAAAGTTTTATTACTTTTGATCCAACCATTATTATTATTGATATTATTTATAATATTATTCAATTTCATTCTATCATTAATAAACTTAGTATTAACCATTAAATAAAAATATATAGTATACACCGATATATTTAATGACCGGTTCCGATATTCTGATCCGAGCCCATATTGATGGAGGTGGTTGGTACTTTCTCGCCATAATAGATTCTTTGAATTGAACCCAACGCCTCAATCTCTTTCAACTTGAGATATCTGTCGGTCAACAAAATGTCATTGCCTTTCGCCAACTGTTCCGATTCGTAAAGCTTAGTATCCGCAACTGTCTGGGCTTTCTTGTTTTCAATCTCTTGTATCGCCAACTCCGCCTGTTTCTTATCAATCGCCTGTTGATTTTGTATCCCCGCAACGCTCGATTCTTGTTGAGCCATCATCGTGGCTTGGATCTGTTTTGTTTCCGCACTCACCTTATCCACCATTTGTTGTTTTGTTGCAATCTGTAGATTGGTTGCCTCCGCTTCAACCTGTTCAAACTTTTGAAGGATGTGACTTGGAACGACCGGTTTGGTGACGCGAACACTAATGATCTCGATTCCGGGTGCCCAAGTGCCTAAATCAATCCGCAACTGTTCGGCCAAGCGATCATCGAGTTGTTCAAATCGCGTAATGTACACTTCTTGCAATGTGTGCTTACTACAGAACTGGTTTACCTCGTGGTGGATTTTATCATAGATCCAAGTCTTGTCGTAATTCACCGTGTAATTGCGAATCGTATCGAGCAACTGATGTTTATTGAGACGGTTGACCACCTCGATTTTTGCAAAATGGATTAACACACCACTTGCAGTACCGCACGGAACGTTTTCAACACTGTCGGTTTGAACTGTGAACGAGACTTCATGTGATGAGGTTGCGATGGGGAATCGCCAATTCATGCCCGAATCTCCGGTAGTGTTCAATAACTCGCCCCATTTGTAGTAGACGGCAGTGTGTCCTTCTTGGACGTTGTGGAATCCAGAATAGAAAACTGCAACAACAATGAACAATACAACTTTCCAAACCATCGATTTCGAAGTCAAGTCGAACAAGTCGTCGAGCGTGGGCTCGGTAGAAGTGCCTGTGGTTTTTTTTGCGGTGGACATTCTTGAAACAAATAATGATATTTTTTAGAAATAATATTATTTTTATGACATGGAGCCGATTTTACTTGAATCGTAAAATTTGCACAAATCCTCGAATTTGTGTGAATCCTCAAAAAAAAAGAATCCTCGAAAAAAATGTTAGGAAACTTTGTTAGGAATCCATCCGTTTATACCGGTGGAGATTGAAAACGGTTCGGCCGCTTCGCTGTGGCGACTTCGTCGCCGACCACAGTCCGTTTTAAATCTTCAATGGTGTAAAGGAAGGATCTTAACCAACAAAGGAAGGATCAAAAGGAAACCTTGGTTTCCTTTAAATATCTAAGGAAACCACGTTTTTATCAGACCCCTTTCTTTTGCGATTGGATGAACGCGGGACATCACTATTCAAATCTTTCAAAGAAGAAACACTGATCATCGAATCATTGTCTCTGTTCTCTTGAATATTCACCGTCTTGGGCTTCAAACCACTCAAAATGAAATCCAGATTTTTAGGACCACTCATTTCGCTGCGTTTCGAATACGAGTTGGGGTTTTCAAACTTGTTGTTCAAATCAACACCGGCTTCGTTGAACATCACACCGCGTCCTGCGTTGATATCGGGACGTTGTTGCTGCTGTTCAGTATAAACCATACCAGGTCGTTGAGGAACAGCCGCGGTCCTAGGATCCACTGCCTTGGGTGGAGCACCCATCTTCTTGTCTGGCTCTTGATTCACCAGATTGTTTGCAAATGCGAACCCAGGGCTTTGCTGGGCCATCGAGCTCACAGTGGCATTGGTAAACATCTTCATCAAATCCGGACTTTGGCGAATGACATCATTGAACCCAGGGGTTGCACTCGACAACGCCTTGTTGGTAAAATTGACAACCGCCGCACTGAATCCAAGACGCATCAACAATGCAATCTCCGGACTCAGCTTTCCGCCCTTGTATTTGTCATAGAGTTCGCCAAAGATCTCGTCATAACTGTCAATGTCGTCATTCACTTGTTCTCCCCATCCATCTAGGTTGACATCGAAGGGATTGAAGGAGGCGTTTGCATACTCCACTGTGTTTACAAAGGTCATGAACCACCATCCATAGAGTTTCTTGCTCTCGCCCTTCTTTTTGTCTTCCAAGGCGGTTTCGTACTCGTCTTCGATCTCTTCATAGGGTGTGTCGTTGTTAAACATGGTACTTGAGCTAACCAGTCCTTTGGCTCTCCATTCTTCGATACGTTTCAACATGAGTTTCTTCTTTCTCAGTTTGTCTCGATCGGACATTTTACTTTGCATTGGAACATTTTCGGGGATATCGTTGAACTTCATAAAACCATCCCAGGATTTGGTGGTTCCTGAGTTTGTTTCCTTTGTGGCTTGTCCAAGATTACTCTTCGCATTTGACGTGTCGTTTGATTGTGCTGGTGTCTCTTCACTCTTGTTAAATCCAAAAAAGGAAGATAATCCACTCAACACCTTTGTCTCTCCCTGAGTAGACGAAGATGAAGATGAAGATGAAGACGAAGACGAAGACGACGATGAAGATGAAGACAAATTATTCAATTCCGATTCCAATGAATCCAAATCTCCTAAACTAATGTTCGAACTCTGTTGTGTAGAGGAGGCAGATGACCTTTTACTATTGTTCATAAGGAGTTCAATTCCACCTCCAAAATTACTGCTACTACCAACACTATCGAAGTTCATTGAAATTGGTTCAAGATTGTTTATATCCAGGTCGATCGATTCCATTGTTTTTGATATTATTATTATACAAACTTTATTTTTAAATCATCCGAATAGGTTATTATATTTTGTTTCTTCAAATAATAGATTCCTTGTAAAAGACAATCTGCTAAATCATCTTTTTTCGTGGATTCTTCGAAGACCGTTTTTGACGAAGCCATTGTTGGGTTGGCTTCCAAAAACATACTACAAAATCTTATCCCATCTTTTTTATGTTCACTGTAATTCGTAGTACTCGAGAGACCTTTCAGTTTGCCTCCAGAAGAGACAAAATCAAGATGGATCGATTCGGTTCGCATAATGAAGTATTGTGCCACCATGCCTTGAATCGTGTTCATTCTTCCAGCAATCGGCGAGATCTGGTTCTCCAAAATCACGTGGGTGATCTCTTGCATAAAGGGCTGAAACCGGGTATCGAAGTTTGTCTTGATTCTCTTTCCAATCTCTACCAAATGGATATGATTCGCATTGTTCTTTTTCGGGGGTTTGATTTCTTTTAGAGTGCACTTTTCAAAATGGGTTTGTACCTTTTGAAGGATGTCAGGTTTCTTCTCTTTCGTTTCGATGTTGGTGATGTTATGAGTTGCACAGAACTTGATCAATTCATCAAGTTTCAGTTTTCGAATCGTTGGCATGGATGTCTCTTTGCTTGGTAACAGTTTTCCAGATTTCTTCGAATGGACTTTGCAATAATAGTTCGAATCAAGAGAAAACACTGCCTTTTTGTTACATGGGGTGTTTGTCTTTACCATTGAACAATTGCATTGAGGACCTGTTGGTTGCTGAGCAGAATCAGAAAGATTGATCACTCCCCAATCTTTTACAGAGAGAGATTGATTGTCTCCTGTTTGAAACACACAATAGGCCAAGTTTTTAATTCCAATATCAAAGCTAACAGTTAATGGCATTATAAGAGAGAAATACAAACACATCTCTATATTTGTTATCATTATTGATTATCATTATTGATATTGATAAATTTGATCAAAAGTGATATTATCTAACAGCTTCTCTTCTTTCGGTATCTTTACATAAAACATATAATAATATAATGCTACCAAAACGATTATTAAAAAACAAGAGACGCAAACAAGGAGAATAATGACATCATGCATTTTTTTTGTGTTATCTATTATTATATGTTTATACAAGTTTTATCAAAAATCACGTCAGAATCATTGTTGAGTCTTTATCCGATTTTTGTAAAGAAGATTGGGATTTCAACCACTTTGCAGTTGTGGTCTCGATTGATTACATACGTAGCGATCTCTGCATGTTTTGTGGATTGGTCTTTTATTAAATCATCCATCCTGTCGTTGGATGCAATCACACTTGGATTGGTGAATCTCTCTCATATCTATTTTTCTTACGAAGGGTTTCGTAACCTGGATTCGGGTGTTTCGTTTGCGATCTTCAATAGTTATCCACTTATGATTTTAGTGTTGGCAGGCGTGCTTTGGAACAACTCGTATCTTTTGGTGATATTTGGTCTTTTCATGTTTGTTTATGGGAATCATGTAGAAGAACAAACATCGGCATCGGCATCGGCATCGATCGATTTTTATTACGGTGTTGCAATGATATTGCTGGCTGCATTGACCGAGGCATTTATCTATTTTTTGGTGCGTCGTGTGAAAACAATGAATAACTGGAATCATGTGTTTATCTCTTACTTCTTGGGGGCGGTTATCATGTCGGCAGTTGTATTGTTTGACTGGAAAGATGCAGACAAAGTACGTGTTGGATGGTCGATGGCAATCAACGGTGTTATCGGGTCGTTGGGATACTTTTTGCGGTTTTATTCGTCCTACCGATTGGATCCTGCGATTTATGCACCCTTGTCTTACTTTGGTGTGTTGATGTCTTATGTTTATGGAATCTTGTTTGATGGAGAGACACTGAATTGGCAAAAGGTGGTGGGAACTGTATCTATTTTAGCATCGAATTATTTTTCTACCGACACATGAGGTTAATTTTTATTTTATATGAATGGATGATAATAGTTTAAAAAAAAAGATGTTAGCAAAAAAACGGTAAGAAAAATCACTAGCAAAAACGGGGACAGAATTAGAAGTAGTCGTAGTAAAAGCCTTATTCCGTGATAATATGAATTGACCCACATTTTGAGTCGGCGGTCTCTTTGTCGAATACTTTCTCTGTCACGACATGCAAAACATCCACAATTCGATAGAGTTTCTGAGCATTATAACGAAAGTCATGTTGGACGGTCCCAAGATCTTTCAGAATCGATTCATCGTGTTGTTTATTTACAAGGATGGATTGTCTCAGTTTTTCAATTTCATCGTTTTGACCGTCTATCAACCATTTGACGTCTTTGCATAAGGTGGAGATGGTTTCTTTTAGTTCTTCGTACAAAATGGTATTGTAACGAACCATATCGGCAATCTCTTCGTTTGACGACATGTTAGATTTTTTTTATGAAAACAGTTTGAATTGTTCTGGTTTCTCCTTTCTCTCGACAGCTTTCGTGTTCATCATATTCTCTAACCCTTCTGTGTATGAAGCCAAAAGAAGTGAAATCAAGAGAATTGTTATCAACAATATAATCGACATGATTTTGTCACGGGTAAACAACATTGTTTTATTATACAATTCAATAAGAGAAAAAATATATATAAAGATATGACCTATGATATTTTTATATACAGAAGACATGTCTCATACCGGTTGCGTAAAGTGGTTTAACAATAAAGCTGGATATGGATTTGTAACTATCAATAGTGGTGATCATGTAAACAAGGATGTGTTTGTTCACTACAGTGCAATCAAGGTGGTGAATGATCAGTTTCGGTATCTAATTCAAGGCGAGTACATCGAGTTCGATTTGGCTAAAGACGAGACGGGTAAACATGAGTTCGTTGTCTCGAATGTTTGTGGAATCAAGGGCGGCAATTTAATGTGCGAGGTTCATGCGAATAGCAAGAGAATTGCGAACTCTTCTGTATCGCATCGAGAGAAGAACAATGAGGGGTTTACCCCAGTTAGAAAGAGAAAACATCCTCATGTATAGTTATTCTATGTAATAATATTTTTTATAATATGATTATTACATATATGTGAACTCGGTTAGCTCAGTTGGTAGAGCGTTAGACTTTTAATCTAATGGTCCAGGGTTCGAGCCCCTGATTGAGTGACTTTTTGATGTTTTTGTTTTCGATAACGTCTTTAATTTTGTTTTCGATAACGTCTTTGACCTTGTTTTCGATAACGTCTTTGACCTTGTTTTTGATGACCTTGTTTTCGACCTACTCTTATTATATCGTCGCAAATCGGTTAACACGTCATTCATATCAAACTCTAAACAACGTCTCTCGTTCTCTTTATCTTCGTCAATGACAAAAGCCTTTGTATAATAACCACTGTGAACCAAAATATTTGCAATATTGATCACATGGGCATTGCCAAAATATCCTATACATAGTGAAGGAGGGTTTGCATTCTTTTTCGTAGCTCTCAAAATGGTATATATATCGACAAATGTGGAATTGATATGCAACAACAACGTAGAGATGTCATCGTAAGTATCTAAAATCTCAAAGTTTGCTAAAGAGTCAAATGCCTTTTTATCAATCTCATCAAATTGAAAATCGCCAAGTTTCTGAGTCAAACTGGTTTTAATACAATCTGCAATAAACTCTTTGTTTGCAAAGACAAGATTACTGTGTTGTTTCACAAACTGTTTGTATATGAGACTTTGATGACCAGTTGTGTTGTCATACGAAAACAAGAGATCCACGAGGTTTTCAGAGAGAGCATCCAAAGAGTCGCGTAGAACATGAATGAGATGACGCGTTTGTGCAATATTCACAAGGTTGATTCCAGTGGATTTCGCATATAACTCAATAATATGGTAACCGACATTCGATCCACCTTTCTCTGGAAACTGTTGCGTAAATGCACCGATCACGGTTTTGCCAAACTTGGATTGTCTCTTGTGTATAGAGTCGGAAATCTCACGCCATATATCGATCGATAGTCCTTCATACTCATTGTCTCTCGTCAATGAATTGCAAAACTCGATGAATACATAAATGGAGTCGAAAATATATTCAATGTTGTTTTTAAACTTGGAGAAACGAATATCGCTGTACTGCCATCGGATGTTTTGTGCAGGACACTTGCTGTATCTCTTAAGGGTTCGCTTATAACAGGATTGAAAACTCGGTGTTCGAAACTTGTCTAAAGGGCTGTTGAACTCACCGTCGTGGTTGTCGTCGAAATATTCTACATAAAAATCAATCGGGTTCGATGTGGTCGATAGTCGATTCAGTTTTTGTAAAAAAGATTTATCGTAGATTCGATGACAACAATCTGTTTTTGTATCGCATGTACAGTTTGAACACATTCCGTTATAGGAGCCGTGAATATCGCCGAACAGTGCAACTAATGGAAGATTCTTATCATTTGCGGTGGGTTTCAAATAATATAGAGATACCGCTCCTGAAAGACGCATTGGAAGCATATTTATATATATAATATATATATATATACTACATTGTAAAAACTTTTTTATTTCTTGTTCTTGTTCTTGAATGACTTTGCTCGCATTTTACGATTTGGGGCAAATCTTTTCGTTTGTGGTTTCACAACCGGTTTTCGATACAGTTTTTTCGCCAGCGGCAAAATCACTTGAAGCGGTTTTCCGGGGTTCTCTTTGCTAAGTCTTTTCACTAAATCCATCCAAGCAGTCATTTGTTATTATACATATCATAAATAAATTAAATTGAAAAATGGTAAAAAACACCGGAGGTGGAGGAAATGCAAAGAAACAAGGTCGAAAGTTCCAAAACAACAACCGCAGCGAGGATTTACGCAAGGCCGAAGACAAAAATGAGTTGTACGCGGTCGTCGAGACCATTTACGGCAACGGACTGAACATCTACACGCATCTAGGACAAACCATATGGTGCAGAGTGCCGGGAAAATTCAAGGGGCGAAACAAACGAAACAACTTCTTTGAGGTCGGGTCTTGGGTCTTGGTCGGCATCTACGAATGGGAGAATGAAAAACAGCCGAAATCCTGCGAACTGATGTACATCTATGACCGGAATGATGTTGAACAACTGCAAAACACACCAGGAGTGAATTTGAGATTATTGACTGCGAAACTTCGTGAGAAAAACCACGGTGGTAATGCCGAGGAGAACGAGGATGATGAGGTCGACGACGCAGAACTCGAAGAGTTGGGGTTTGTCTTCAGCGAAAACAATACAAACACCACCACCATGTTTGCCGACGTTGCTGGAAATGATTCCGTTGTGAACTTTGACGACGATGCACAAATCAATATTGATGATATTTAAATCGGTAAATATTGAACAAAGTCCAATTTCAATATAAACATTTGTAAACAAAAGACATTATAATGGGAAAGTGTGAAAGTGCTACAGCATCGATTGGTATCAAGGTTTTATTATCAGATCTTATATTACAAATCAATGAAACAAATCTTACTCTAATTAAAGAAATGTTAGATAATGGATTTATTGAAGACGAAAATGATTATTTTAACAACATGTACTCAAATATTGTAAATAGGAATGACCTCTCAGAAAACTATATAGAGTTCAAGGAACAGCTTACACAATATTTTAAGTTGAATGATTCGAGCGTCGGCTCTGGATGTTTATTTGATAAATTCTTACTGGTTCCTGTGAAACAAATACTACAAACATATAGATGGGGATATAATAGAAGTGGATCAAACTGTGTTTCTAGACAAATCGATTTTGATTTATCGGTAAATATAGAAAAATACAAAGAAATTGAAAAACAAGAAATCGTTTTTATACTCGGTCAAAATTCGGATTGATGTATATGGTCTGTCTGTAGAATCACCTTCATAATTATAATAAAAAAATGAAGGTGATTTTGTTTGTTATTGCCTTTTTGTTCGTATCGGTCGCCGAAGCGAATCAGTGCGATCGATATTATCGCAAATACATGATCCAATATATGAAGACGCATAAATCGGCCAATAACACAGTGGTGATTCAACATATGATTGAAAAAATGGCGTTAGCCACAGGGAAATCAAGGCTCTACTTGGCAAACTGTCTTGGCATAGTGAACGAAAACAACAAAGACAAGTTTACTTGACAAAATGTTTGTTCAAATACTTCTGGATGGTAAAGTGGGTGATCTTTTCATTGCGAGCGTCTTCGCCAAGTATCTTCCATAAGGTTTCATCGGGGAGGATGATTTGCTTGTTTTCCGGGTTCTCCAATCCCTTTTCTTTGATATAGACATTCAAATATTTGGTGATTTCAATCCTCGAAATCAGTGTGCCCTCCTCCTTCTTCATGAATTGGCACATATCGGGACTGACCTTGGCCGAGACCGCAAACCCACATGGCTTTCGATCCGGCTTGGGTTTCGATTTGACCTTCTGTTCCTTCTTGATCATCATTTCACTTATATGGTTTAGTTTCTTCGCTTTCTTTTCGAGAGATGTGTACAGTTCCTTGATTTCTGCGATTTGAGCATTCACTTCGGCGATACTTGCGACAAGTTTTTCCATTGTATTTATATCTTGTTATATAGGGACAGTTGTTTAAATACTTTTTGTTTGTCTGTACATAAGAATCATAAAACAAACATGGATGATGATGATGATGATGACGACGCGGCTTGGGGTGATGACTCCATTACGGTTTCGGTAAACATTGTTGGAGAAATTGCGGATGCAAAGGTTGTTGAGACAAACACAGTAATCAAAGAATATTCAATACCATCGATTCAAGTGGTTGTTGAAAACAAACATTGCCAATACGCAAAATACATTTCTACAAAAATCCTTGTCTACAAAGACGTGTTCTTGATCCACCTGTTTTACGCCTATTTTCAAAAACTCGATGTCGCGAGTTTAACCGAAATCTCGGAATCTCTCTCTTCGTATATTTACGACGAAGATTATTGCTACAAGGAGGTTGCAGAATTCTCATTTAGCGAAGACATGTCCAAGATTGCTCCTCTAAAAACACTGAAAACGGTAGAAGACCATATTGAATATGCGAAACACATCATCGCACAGAAATCAAAGGATTCTGACAGGGTAGTGTTTTTGAAAACCCTGTTTCGCCATTGTTATGAAGAGTTGGATCTTGAGGATGCGATCGATATGTACAACATGATAGATACAAAACTTAGTTCGAAAGCGGGCGAGACGATGCGTGAGAAAAGAGAACGCGAATTGAGAGAGGTTGCAAAGAATTACGGAGAGGCGTCGAATGACGATGCGTATTACGAGGAATATGATACAATGTATGACAACTAAAACAATATATCATTCTATTTTATAAAAACATGTCGAAACTGCAATTAAAAATGCCGTCGCCAGACAAATCATCGGATCAAGTTAATGCTTTTTTTGAGGGACTTCCTGCCGATATTCCACAAATCGATATTGAAAACATTGATATAAGAAAGAGCCGAGAGATACAGAGTGGTACGTTCGGTACAACATATATGTCAGAAGACAAAACCAGAGTGACGAAAGTCGTACATTTATCGCGACAATTAAAAAATGTCCCGAAACTATTAGTACATATTGAGAATGAAATTGTAAACTACCACAAAATCTCAACATTATGCCCCGATTTTTTTTGTAAATTTATTGGATACCATTTTAATAAGTCAAATTTAGAATTATATATAGTAATGGAACATTGCGGTGTTGATTTATTTGAGTTTTATAATCAGATGGAGACCTCATATCTTAAATCGTATGCTCGTTTTTCGGGTAACCGAAATGCAATTGACGAACTGGACATTGAATCAATGACAATAAAAAAAATAATCTGTTTTCGAATATTGAAGGCATTGCATTGTCTACATAAACACGGATTTGCACATTTAGATTTAAAGCCAGAGAACATTGTGATATCAAGTACACCAGAGAAACGATACATTACCAAGTTTATAGATGCAGGATCTTTGACAAGAATCAACAAGTCAAGTAAAAATAAGACGCAGATATATGTCGAAGGGACGCCTGAATATATGGCACCTGAGATTCGGCGTGCGGGTGAGTTTATTGACAACAACCGAGCGTTGAAAACCCTGGATATCTATGCATTTGGTAAGCTGTGTAAAAATATATTGAGCAAAAAGGAGATTTGGTCTATATTTGCTGGATCGAGCATCGTCAACGAAATGTGTGACCCAGATCCGAAGAAACGTCCGGATGTTGATCGAATCATGTTTTATTTGAATCCCTCGATGATTTTTGCAAACCCGTCTGTGTTTTTACCAGAGTATGTTATCTATTTAAAAAAGAATAAGAAGCCGACCTCGTCAAAATCGTCAAAGTCAAAGTCAACTTCGTCATCTTCGTCAAAATCAAAATCTTTGAAAAAACAGTAACTCATATGTACTTAATGTTAAAATAAAAATTTTCGTCATATGTGGAAATCATGCGTCTTCGAATAATCTCGCCCTGAGGCGGCACTGTGCATTTATATGAATATGATTTGTGGTGGATTCGCAAAGTTGTTTTGCCATTATTCAACCAGATTGGATTTACCCAAACGATATGTGCCGATCCTTCCACAATGAAGGTTTTGACTTTGCATCCATATCGTTTTCGGTTATATACATTACGCTGGATTCTTTTTACCATTCTATATTTGTAAAACCACCTGCGAATGATTCGCTGTGAATAATTACAAATAATATCGATATATGTTTGATCGATAATCAATTCATTAGTGAGCGATTCGCTTGCCGTTGCTCCGCTTTCTGTTGCTCCGCTTGTTGTCATTGGTAATAGTAAGGTGGACATGGCTTTCGAATATGATTGATGGATTGCAGTAAATTGTTTTATGAATAAGCGAAGCGAAAATCACATAAATATAGCAACCAAACACCACAAATTGATGGATGAACACCAATGACTCCCCCATGCATTTGTTTCACTGAATCTGTACAAAGAATATAACAAGGTTAGAACTGGAATTGCGATCATCAATACGGTTCGTCGGTCCTTCACTATATAGAGTGGGTAAAGCAACAATGTCAAATATACAAACAGGTATAAGAAAAATGGAACGTATTTGTTTGATGTTAACCAACTCCATTCCAAATGACACGTGTTTTTGCAGTTTGGTTTCACCGAAATGTTTATTGAGTCATATTGGTTCCATATTTGATATACAGTGTAGACAAAATACATCATAATTCCAAACACTAAAGGCGTGATGCTTTTGTGCAAATACCAATAAATCACTAATACTGGCAATGCTATAAATATTCTAGATAACACGGCTGCGAATTTATTCAAACTCGGGATTGCATTGTCTATACTATACCAAGCCAACGCATCAGCTCCTTGCATCAATCCTATAACAAAAATATAGAGAGCATACAGATGATCGTTCGGTTGATTTCTCTTGTATAAATAAAGTGAACATAATGAGGCGAACAAGAATGTTCCCAATGAGACATCAAATGACCAACACATATATATATAATATAATCGAACATATTATATATTCTCTCGATGAATACAATCCAAAGTATGGGATTAAACCGCTGAATACGACGAGTTCCCTTTCGTAAAACAGTTTATTGCAATCTCTCTTTTGTATGGGATTTAAAGGCGTAAGACCGAAGGTCTGAATACGACGAGTTCCCTTTCGTAAAACAGTTTATTGCAATCTCTCTTTTGTATGGGATTTAAAGGGAACGACGAGTTCCCTTTCATAGATCTCTTTCGGAAACCCCATTTGCAACAAGATCAGGCGGGCCGCCTTAATCTTTGAGATTCCCTTCACCAACTTATAAGAGAACGAGATGTTGTCACCAATCAATTCAGCATCCATTTTGTAGTTTTCGATTCGCAAGTGTTTCGAGTTCTTAACCTTCTTGCACAGTTTCATAAAATGGGTCGTCAATATGAAATCTACATTCTCATGTTTTTGCAAATATTTCAAGAAGCCGTAGGATGCCGCCGTCGCCTCCTCCGCATTTGTCCCAGAGAACAGTTCGTCAAATATGCAAAAGTGTTTGCTCGGTGTGTCTTCATCGATAATATCTAAAATCTCCTTGCACCTCCTCGCTTCCGCCTGGAACAAACTGTCTCGCCCACTCGTGTCAGGGATGTTCAAATAGGAATGAATATGTGTGTATGGCACCAGATTGCATGTTTTGTAAAAACCAACGCCAAACTGCTGGGTGAAAATAATATTGATCGCAGTCGTTTTCAATTGCGTTGTCTTGCCCGATGCATTTGGTCCGGATATTATCAAGTTGTTTTCAAGAGAGATGTTGTTTTCTATTGGTTTCGAGTCGGCTAACGCCGGATACACCTGTCTTACAAACCTTGTCTTTCCTTCTCTACCTACCTTACCAAAATGAATGGTTTCCGAGTGTATATTCGATGCAAGACTCTGTAGGTTGTCGTGATATCCTTCGAACGCCATCGCATACTCGAATCCCATCTTATATTCTTTCACTGAATGGAGACAATAATAACATTTCAATAAATATCCGACCTCGAAACATTTGGACACTCCGAAAGAGAACGGTTTCACATCTTTCAACTCTTCTCTCAATGACACCAAATGACCCATGTGAATCGAGACATCCTCACAAAACTCCTTGTATTTACTTAGGTTGCTGTTTTTACGCAAGTATTCCTCCATGTTGGAGATGGAACGATTTACGAATCTTTGCACGTGTAACAAATTCGTATTGACACTACTGATATTGTTGTAAAACCGTATACAGGATTTGACATTCTGATACATCTGCAATCCATACATGGCCACCGTGAACAAGAGATATATCATATTGTTGAACGAAAAATCGCCGATGGATGTCAACGCTTTGCCGATCGTGTGCTTCTTCGCCAAGTCGATCAATGTAGACAAATAGGTGTTGAAGTTAATGGGGACTCCTTGTATTTTCAACAAGACAAAGGGGGCGACCATCAAGATCAGTGGCAGCAAAATCGAAAATGCGGGAGACAATAGATTGATGATCGTCCAAAACCCCATAAAGGTGGACTGTTGATTTACAAAGTGAAACTGTTTTACATCGATAAAGTTGTATCTGTCGTGGAAATTGGGCGTTTCATACAGGTCCTTCCAGATCTCGTTAAGACAATCTGCGTCAACGACCTCCTCTTCCTTCGATAAGGTGTTCTTGAGCACTTGCTGGGTCTGCTCAATGAACTCTACATCACTTGAATAACTTTTCTTCCATTTATGAATCATGTTTTTCGCAAACACGTGGCTCGGTTTTAACAACACATTATACATGGGTGATGTCGCCGATGCATCTACCAATTCCAAATCATTGATTACTACATCCGGCAATCTATGAATAAACTGTGTCTCTAAATAATCGATTGGCAATTTGAAGGTTTCCATTATTTAAATTGGTATTATATGTTATAATAAAAAACAAAACGAGTTATATAAACGAAGACAAAAACAAGAGATTTTAGATGTTAACCTTCTCAGGCAACTCCGCCATGGTGATCTTGTAGTGATCTTCGATGAAGTTCTTGGTTTGGACATCGCGACGGGTAATGAAATTGATCGCAGTTCCCTTTCTTCCCCATCGACCACTTCGCCCAATTCGGTGCAAGTAGGTGTGGGGATTTTGAGTAATGTCAAAGTTGATGACCAGATTCACCTGTTGGACATCGATTCCACGAGCAGTGATGTCGGAGGAAATCAAGAAACGCGTGGTTCCTCCTCGAAACTTTTGCAAGGTGGACTCTCTTTCCATTTTGGTCATGTTGCGATGAATGCAATCCACAGAAAATCCATCAACCCGCATAGCGTCACACAATTGAGATACGCGGGCTACACTATTGCAGTAGATCATGCACTTGTTAATCTCCAACATCGAAAACAGCCGTTTTAAAACGTCGAACTTCTCATCATCGTTGTTTAATGCAAGATAGTATTGACGAATGCCTTCCAACGTCAGCTTGTCGGCTTCCATGGTGATCGTAACGGGATCTCGCATAAACTTGGGAGTCAACTCCATGACCTCCGCTGTCATTGTTGCACTGAAGATGGCGACTTGTACATTTTCTGGGAGCATTTTGAAAATGTTTTGCACCTGTTCTTGGAATCCCCTTGACAACATTTCATCCGCCTCATCAATCACGATGATGCGAATGTTTTCAACATTGAGGATTCTGCGACGCATCAGGTCGTACACGCGTCCGGGGCATCCAACCGCAACATGGGGTGTTTGGGTTTTGATCGATTGTTGGTCATCGAGTACAGGAGTACCTCCCATAAATGTTTTTACGCAAAAATTGGGCAAATAGGTTCCAATGGATGAACACACTGCAGCAGTTTGGCTTGCCAACTCATGCGTGGGTGACAACAAAATGGCTTGTGTTTTATTAAGATTACTGTCGATGATGGACAAGGATCCAATGGTGAACGCTCCGGTTTTACCAGTACCAGATTGGGCTTGTGCAATGATGTCGCGTCCGTGTGTGATTGGGAGAATCGCTTTCGTTTGGATGGCACTTGGTTTTTCGAATCCATATGCGTAGATTCCACGCAACAATTCACCCTTTGTTACACATTCTTCCCAATTCGTGATGGGTTTTTCTTCTTCTGTCATTCTTTCGTCAGTCATTCTTTCGTCAGTCATTCTTTCGTCGGTCATTCTTTCGTCGGTCATTCTTTCGTCAGTCATTCTTTTGTCGGTCATTCTTTCGTCAGTCATTCTTTCGTCGATTGATTTATGATTATTATGAGTATTCATAAAACAATATAAAATAGAAACGTTTATAAAAAACATGTCGACAGCAACAATAAACGCGTTTGAAGGGATGGGCACTTCGGAATTACCCGACAACGTAATTGCAGCAATCGATCAGTTGCGTAACTATATTGGACACACGTCGTCAACAATGACCACATTTGTAAACCATTTTAGTGTGTCAAGTGCTCCCGCAGCAACGAGTAAAACTGGAGGAGGTAACAAATCCGCTCAACCACGTGTTTTTAAAAAACAACAAACCCAAAAGGATGACTGGAAACGACCTGCGTTTAATGCCACTGTGTTTGCCGAACTCGATAATACACAGACTTTGCTGAATGATATCCGCATCGACCTGAATAAAATCAGCGAGGCAAACTGGACCGAAAAGATGAAAGGATTCGCCGAAAACATCACCGAGATCTTGGAGATTTCCGATGAAAACAAACCGTTGGTGTTTAACATGTTGTTTTCGGTTTGTTCGTCGAATAAGATTTTCGCAAAGGTCTATGCGAACGTCTTGAATGAATTGAACAAGGTGTTTGATTTCGGCAGTTTCTTCAACGAGTCGATTTCCCAATATCTGCAATCCATGCAAAACATCGTGGACATCGACTCGAACGCCGACTACGACGGGTTTTGCGAACTCGTTGCGAGAAACAATCAACGCAAAAACATTACCAATTTCTTGTGTGAACTTGCAAAACATGGTGGATATCCGATTGCCAGCATCCGAGAAATCTTGGACAACATGGTTCAACAAGTGTTTGTGTCTGTCGAGCATGTCGAAAAGCAGAAAGAGGTCGAAGAGATCACTGAAAATGTTGTTATTATATTTAGCCATTTCAGTAAAGACTTTGCAGCCGACTTCACTCCACAGTTTGAGAAACTTGCTGCTTCGTCGTTGAAAGGCATTACCAGTCGCACCAAGTTTAAATATATGGATTTAATTGGCAAATAATTGTGATTTTATATATATAATAAATAAAAATGGTTTATTCTATATTAAAACCCGAAATCGAATATAACGAATCCAAAAAGCTGAATGTGGAAGATGAAGGGTTTTCCACTTTTCTCTATGAAGTGGAGATTTTCGAAACCAGGGTCATTGTCGGGGTTGGTAAAATAAAATACACATATACTGGAAAGAATATTTTTTATTATCTCATATATTTAATGCAAAATGACGCAATTCGATCTCAAATTGGTGTTTTTGAACTATCAAAGAATGATGTGGCTAGGTATACAAACGATGAAAATGATATGGATGTTGAGAAATTCTTGAAAGATGGCAACTCTATGTTGCTTTATAGTTTTGTTACCAAGGAGTTTTTGGGCGACGGATCCACTAGAGATAACAGATCCAAGATAGAAGAACCAAAAAAAGAAGAGAAACAAGAAGATTCTAAGGGTGAAGAAAAAGACAACGACGACGACGTCACCGATTTGCATTTTGAACCATCTGATTCATCCACAAAAACCCCCATCATCATTGCAGGAAGCATATTCGAAGAGATTGCGAATGCAGACATCCCCGACCTGTTAAAAGAAGAATCGAAATCGGATGCAGAGAAACTGAAAAACAAATCGGCGAATCTCAACTGGATCCAAAAGTTCATGAAGAATGACAACTACCGCCTCCAATCTATAGCCAAAGACGACGACTCCTTTTTCGCAACAATCTTGTATGCATTCAAACAAATCGGTAAAAAGACCACGATCGAACGTCTACGACAGGTTGTTTCCGAAGCCGTCAACGTCGACTTGTTGAAACAGTATTCTTCCATCTACCACTCATTCAACAATGAAATCTCAGACAACGAACACAAGATCGAGATTATCAAAAAGAATGTCCATCAAACAAAAGAGAGATACAAAAGCACCAACGACATTGCTACAAATAAAAAGTTATTGGAACAAATCGGCGTCTTCAAAGAGGATGCAAAGCTGTTTCAAAAGCGGATTCGCATCGCTCAACAGAGACAAGAACCATTCAAGTTCATGAAAGACGTGCATACGCTTGAACAACTGCGTGCAAAGTCTATAATCGTAGACAACTTTGCCATTTCGAAGCTTGAAGAAGAGCTCAATGTCAAGTTCATCGCATTGTCGAAAAAGAGGTTTGACGCCGGGGATGAAGATGGTGTCATGCTATGTTCTTTAGGCGAAGGCAACATCACCAAACCGGACTACTATATTCTGCTTTCTTTAGATGCAAATCATCATTTTGATCTCGTTTCCTACAAAGATAAAAAGATATTGAAATTCTCGGAGATTCCTTATTTCATCAAGACCCTTGTTGTCAACAAATGCATCGAGAGAAATGCGGGTGCGTTCCACCATATCACCGATTTCCGCGATTTCCAAACCAAGTTGGGGATCGACCCTTTAGCATCCGATTCCGCGGCGGTTGTCATTAGTGAGTTGTATGACGACACCACGCATTTCATGTTTTATGTCAAATCTGCTGATGAAGATCCGGGTGAGGGAAGCGGGGAACGGATCAAATATGAAAATCGCGGCAAGTTTAAAGACTTGTTGTTGATTGAGAACTGGAGACAACAACTGGATGATGAGTTTGTCTCTCCTTTCATGCTGGACAACAAGCAGTGGCAGACGGTCGAACACTATTATCAAGCGTCGAAGTTTAAAAAGGGGTTTCCCGACTTTTATTCATCTTTTTCTCTTGATTCGGGAAGTGAAACTGCAATGGATGTGAAAAAGGCAAAGGCGGCGGGGGGGAAGACTGGGCGATTCGAGAAAGAGCTTATTCGACCGAATCATATAAAACTCGATGCGGATTTCTATGGAGGTAGAGACATCATTGAGCGAAGAGTTGCAGTAAAGGCGAAGTTCCAACAAAACAGCGATTTGAAAACCACACTTATAAAGACAAAAGACGCAAAGCTACTTCATTTCGTTCGTGGATCTCCATCTGAGATCGACACCATTTTAATGGAAACTCGTAAACATATATCTCCTGCTTATAATATACAGACAAATGCAATTTAGGAAAACCATGAAGAATAAAAAGAGATTTCGCGGAGGTGTTGGTGAAGGTGTTGGTAAACTATTTAATGATGTTGTTAACATAATTAAAGAATCAGGTGGGGATGCATTCACAAAATTGAATGAATTATGTTCATCTGACGCTTCACAATTTAATTGCAGTCAAAAATTTATGGAAATTGTTAAACACCCCGAAACTTTAAAATATGCCGGTATATCTGCTGCTGCGTATGCAGCATATTTGTTGTACGGAACACGTAAAAAACAAGACGAGATACTTCAAAAAATAGAAAAGATAAAGAAAGAAAGAAGAGAATCGGAAGAATCATCGGATACAAATGATCATCGTGATTCCAAGTATGACGACTCGAGTTTAAGTGATGATTCAAAGAATAATGATTCAAGTTTAAGTGATCAAAAGAATGATGATTCATACGATGATTTGTTGGAGAGAATTTCACGCATACGAATTCTTATGTCAACACATAAGAAACCATCTAAAAAATTAGAACAGTTACAACAGCAGCTTCACCAGCTAAAGCGACAACTACAGATGAAGCTACAACAACATAACGATCGTACTAGCAATCTCAAAAGTCGCGGTACAAGCATTCGCAAAAGTCGTAGTAGTCGTCGTAGTCGTCGTTAATAAAAAAAATAAGACAGACAATTTGGTATTTTGTCTTATTTTTTCCGATTTTTTTTGCGAAGGCTTTTCCTCATTTTTTCATGTTCCTCGTCTGGCAAATTTATATAAGTCCATGTCGCATAAAGCATGAGTACGATAAATAACGCAAACCCGCCAACTGCTATCGGTTTAATATATCCTAATATCCAAGTCATTGTATCAAGAACAGCTGAATACGTGTTAATAAGTGCTTTACTTGCATCAGCAAAATTGTTTCCAGTTCTTTCGATATCCCGAGAAATCATTTGGGAAATGGTATTTAGTGCAACACAAAATGCAGGCAATACCAAAGTCTTTTTATCTGTTACCAACTTATCATTGGCGATGATATCATCCTGTAACTTTTCACACCCACCAAAATAAACTGAATATACCGCACTTAGTATGTAATAAAGGAAGGCACCATAGTTTACAACGCTTCTCCAACTTGTATCGTTAAATTCGTGTAAAGTGGGTAAAGATGTTTGTGCTTTATTCATGATTTCTTTGAATTTTAAAACATTCTCAGAATTGACAATCTTATCAAGTTTCGTATTTGCTTGGCCGACAACTGAATTAATTTTGGAAATATTAATTTTGGAAATATTGAATGGCAAACCGTCGTCTTCATAATCACCTTCTTCAATGACGTTTCCAGTAGAACTCATCAGTTTTCCTTCACCATCTCGTTTGTCTTTTCGCCAATTACCTGTAAAATAATCACCATTTTTATAAGTGAGTTTTCCTTCACCGTCGCGTCTATTTTTCTTCCAATTTCCTGTATAGACGTCGCCATTCACATAAGTGAGTTTTCCATGACCGGACCGAATCCCTTCGGAAAACGTACCTTCGTACACATCTTCACTGAAATATTTATATGTACCTTGTCCATTCATTTTATCCTTTGACCACATACCATCGTATGATGATTGATTTACAAATGTGATTTTACCCCTTCCGTCACGCATGTTGTTTTTCCATTCTCCTTCGTAGACATCTCCGTTGGGATACTCCATTTTACCCTTTCCAGAATAGAGACCTTTTTCATTTTTCTCTCCGGTATACACACCATTCTCAACTTGAGTATCGTTTTTGTCTTCACTTTCGTCTTCACTGTTTTCACTGTTTTCACTTCTTTCACTGCTTTCACTTCTTTTTTTGCTACTTCTGCTTGTTTTTTTGCTACTTCTGCTACTTTTGCTGCTTCCGCTTCTGCTGCTTCCGCTTCTGCTGCTACTACCGCCGCGATATTTCTTTCTGCTTCTACCACCAGTGCTCTTGGATGCGTCGATTAAAGCTTTTGCATTCTTTCCGCCTTTTTCTAGAAGATCTAGTAAGTGCTTCGGTGCATTTTGTTTATAGTATTCATTCACGGTTTCAACCGGCTTTCCTCTTATTAATAACAGCATACCACTCGCGAACGTAGCAAATCCTTTCACCGTACTATAAAACCCACCAGTTTGGTTTGACGATTTACTTTTTTTTTTACTCAATTGTTCTTCAAGTTGTTTTTCTAGTAACACTGCTTCTTTTAAATCTTCTTTTAGACCCATTATACTACCATGATAAAAAAAAAGCATTTACTCAACTGTTACCACCTTGGCCAGATTTTTCGGTGTGTCTGGATTGATCCCTCGACGCGTAGACAAATAGTAAGCCAGCAACTGTATTGGCACGATCCCTAACAATGATGCATATGACGAGTTGAACGACACGTTAATATCCCCGGTGTAGTCATTCGATATCCGAAACACTGGCGAGTTGCACGACTTCACCTCCGACACACAGTTATCGATCTTTGTCTTGTGTTTTTTGTCTAAATCCAAAATAATCACAGGAAAACTCTCGTCCAGCAATGCGAATGGACCATGTTTCAAAGAACTTGCAGAGTAGCCTTCGCAGTGAATATATGAAATCTCCTTCACTTTTAAAGCCCCTTCCTTCGCAATAAACTCGTCGCTACCTTTTCCTAAAATGAATACATTGTTTGGTATTTCTTTAGACATCTCTTTTACAACGGCATCGACATTATCTAACGTTGTCTTGAAATCATTTGACAGGTTTTGCAAATCGCTGATCATCTTCATACGCAGATGCTCGTTAATGTCCTGGGTTTGAGAGAACCAAACTGAAACCAACGATAGACAAACGACCTGACTCGTGAACGCTTTTGTAGATGCCACGCCGATCTCTCTTCCCGCATTGCAATAAACGCCGCAGTCTACCTCTCTTGCGATTAAGGAATCGACTGCATTGATTATACCGATTGTTATTAAACCACGCTTGGTGGCGATCTCAATACATCGATGCAAATCCTTTGTCTCGCCCGATTGTGACACGAGGATGCACGCGGTTTTACCAATTGTGGGTATATCGTACTCGGAAAAGTCGGCACCGTCAAACGCTTGTACGGTGTTCATGGAACAGATGCGTTTGAAAAAATACATCCCATAAAGGCACGCAAAATAGGACGTGCCGCACCCGAGAAGAATGATGTTGTCGATGCCCTTTAATAAAGACTGGTTGCGGTCGAGGCCGCCCAGTTTCACCCGACTTGGGCCGTCAATGCGTCCGCCGTTGTTGATGGCACTGAGAATCACCGTTGGTTGGAAGAAGATCTCTTTCAAAGTCCAATGAGGGAATGGATGGGGGGTTGGTTCACACATTGCCGAAGAAATGGGATTGCGTACATAAGCGTGGTTGGTATTGATTGAGAGGGATTGTCTTTCGATGACGCAGATGTCGTCGTTTTGTAAAGTGATGTAGTTTGATACGAGATTACAAAACCCGGTTTGTTCAGATGTGATGATAACACAGTCGTCGTCGTTTTTACCAACCAAGAGTGGTGATCCATTTCTTACACAAAACAGTTTGTCTTCGTCTTGTGAATCGATGATGATGATGCCGTAGGTGCCCTGTAATTCATCGATAGTTGAACGAATGGCTTTTACAGTGTCTCCTGTAAAATGGAATGAAATCAGATTTGCAATCACTTCGCTGTCGGTTTGAGAGACAAATGTGAAACCTGCATTTGATAACTTTTGTTTCAACTCTTTGTAATTCTCGATGATACCATTATGGACAATGGCAAATCGTTTATCACAAGACAAATGAGGATGTGCATTGATGTCGTTTTTTTGTCCGTGTGTGGCCCAGCGGTTGTGGCCGATGCCTAAAGAATGACCGAAAGAATGACCGAAAGATTGGTTAAAACACGATTTTCGCAAACTCTCAATTGAACTCGCATTCACAGTTGTTGCATATTTGTGGACAATCATTTTACCATTGTCAAGTACACAAAGTCCGGATGAATCATAACCGCGATTTTGCAATTGAATCAGACCATCGATGATCTTTTGAAACAGGTTTTGTCGTTGAATCGAGACAATTCCGAAAATACCACACATTTTTTTTGTATATTAGAGATGACGAATATACAAAAGACATTTGAGACGCGAGTTATAGATGACTTTTCTTGAGACCTTCGACCTTCAAATGATTTCCTTGTGCATTAAATGCAGACTGTTTATGAATGCGATGTTTCACAAGGACTTCGCTGAGATTATAAAACTTACGACCTTGCTTATTAAGTCGCAACCACATGTCATAGTCTTCGACGCCATCCCATTTCGCATTCCAGAAACACAACTCTTTGCGAATAACTGCACTCGAATTGATAACTGGATTGATCGAGAAGAAATTATAATTCGATAAATCGCCATTGGGTATTTGCGGCACTATGTTTTCAAGGTCTCCAAAGTAAACACATTTTGTGCCAATCACATCGTAGACATTGAGATAATACCTTTGCATTTCCAGTTTTTTGGGAAGCCAAATATCATCGACGTCCAACAAGGCGATATAGTTATATGTACAATACTGAACCATCACGTTTAATGCATTTGATTTACCCTTAATGTCTGTCAAATCCAAGACACGAATCTTGTTGTTTTTCAATTCATACTGTTTCGCCACCATGTAAACATCCGACAATGGAGGGTGGCCGTTTATGCCGATGATTAACTCCCAATCACCGATGGTTTGATTCATTATGGAAGAGACAGACTCGTCGATGAATTCGATTCCATTATAAATTGGCATCATTATACTTATCATTTTGGGTTTGTATAATATACTTGATTGTTTGTTTTTATATACCTTAAACCGGTGAAGAATTAAACTGTCTACAGAGTGTGGTCGGTTTAATACAATAATGGAATTATATTTCCCCAACCATGCGTCATTTTATGAAACAGATTTGGGAAAACTTTGAACATGTTCGTTAAAATCACTTGTTCTGTATATATCCAGTTCTCACGCGGAAGCAACTTGTCTATAAACTTTTTATAATAAACATCAACAAATGTATTTACGAATGATTTGTGGAGGATGAACACACCTGCTGATACATGATGATAATATACATACTGATTTACAAGGGTTGCATCAAACATTTCAGTTGACGATGTAAAGACAAACTTGTTGTGTGGAAGTTCATTGAGTTTTTCAACATTTGGAAATGGTGAATCTGGTGGCATATCGTCTCTAAAAATGCAAATCCCTGCATCGACCCATGCGAAATATTGACTATTAAAGACGTTTAACTCGGCTGCTTGTTTCATCAAAAACAGTTTTTCATTCCAAATCAGATTCAACTCTTTTGATGGACAATGTATATCATGTGTTTGTATATGATCTATGTATTTATATGTATAAAAATCGGTGATTTCGCACTTGATATAGTGGGTTGGTAAATTTTTGCGATGTTGTTTTACCATGTTGATGCTTTCTTCGTTTCCAAAGAAGACATATGGACAATTGATTTTTAAAGTTTTATCGAACCAGTCTTGAAACTGATTGTTGTGTTTGTTTACAACTTGCCAATATCCGGAAACGATTGTTAACTCCATTATGTATAATCCATTCAATTACTTTTTTATATAATAAATTCGTGTTATTATACAAAAATTGAATGCTTTTATACCTATCCGGATGTGATCAATTTTTTTTCGAAACTTACTACTGTGTTTTTTATACCAATTGTAAAAAACTTGAATAACATTTTCGCAAAGTTGGTAAAATATTAAAAAATTTGGATATATGGAAAAGGTACAATTACACGCAACCCTATCTTTCTATATTCATCTAACTTTACCAAAATATCATCTAAAAAATTCCATGATAAAATTATTAAATAATCGCACTTTTCTTTATTCAGAATATCAATTGACACTATCGGTATATTATAACCAGGTGTGTACAAGTTTTGTTTTAAATAACTATCGTCTATTATGTATTTTATTATCTTATTTGATAATTTAAATTGATGTGTAAATGTTGTTGATTTTGCTGACGCACCATATCCGAAAATAGTTTTTCCCTGATTTATAAAACTACTTAATATATACTGTAAGTCCCTACTATTTAATGATATTGATATTTTCCACTTATACAAGTTACTCAGATCAGATAGTTTAATATTTTCTTCAAGATCCACAAATTCATTCACCGATTTGTTAGGAATTATATTTGTGTCTTTCGATATATAAAATTGGATTGATCCACTTTGTATTTTATTTATTTTTACATCAAAAAGCACAAGATTATTATTTGAACAAAATGTTTTCATAGCCTTACATGTATGATAATCAATATGTTCATGATAAATCGTGTCAAATAAATTATTTTTGTAGACTTCATAAAAGTAGCCGACCTCCATTATGAATATTCCGTCATCAGTCAATAGTTCTTGTATTGTATAGAAAACGTCTTGAATATTTTCAATATGGGCACAAGAGTGAAATGCAAATATTAACTTATACGATTTTTTTTTAATTTTTTCATTTTTTAATATATTTGAACCAAAAAAATCACATATCATCGGCAATAAATGATTATTGTTTATATTTTCAGCAGGATCAATTCCTACACTATTATTATAACCAGTTTCAATTAAATAATTAATGCATGTTCCGTCGTTCGCACCAATTTCTAATATATTATCTGTTTTGTGAATGTTGAATTTATCTAAAAACGATTGAACACTATTTAAAACATGATTAACCATCGTTTTACTTGCGGATGTTACATATAAATAATTAGAATACTGAAATGACGGATTTAATATTTGTAAAAGCTGTATATGTTTACATTTATTACAAATACATACATCTAACGGTATACATTCTTGTTTAACTGGGATTTTAACATAATGATTAGCTTGTGGAGTTGGTTCTAAATTTATAAAAACATCTAACTCAAATGAATCGCATAATCTACATTTTTCACGATTTTTCCAAATCTCATTTTTTTCATAGAACAAAACCGACATTTTATAATATAGACATATACATTATATTTATATTTATATTATATAAAATGAAAAACAAATTTATATTTTTAATTGTTTCGTGCTCTGATTTAAATAAAAATAATGTTTACTATAACAGTCAAGACAAGTACCCAATGTTTAAGAAAATGAATAAAATGTGTTACGATTTATTTAAAAATGATATTAATTATTTTTTTGTAGAATACAATAACAACATTGATGCTGACATTATTGAAGATGGTAATTTTATTTATATAAAAGGCTACGAAGAACCAATTATACCAAATATTTTAGTTAAAAAAATGTTAGCAATTAATTATATTCATTCAAAATATGAGTATGACTACATGATTCATACAAACCTCACGTCATTATGGAATATTCCTGTTTTATTGTCATTATATAATGAGATACCAAAACAAAGATGTTTTGGTGGTCATTTTATATTTAATTCTTTTATAACCGGAACGGGCATAATCGTTTCACATGACTTAACTCCCTTATTATTACAAATTCCCACAACAACATTTCAAGATAATGAAGATGTTGCAATTTCACGTTTTATGCAATCTTCTGGTGTACCGGTATACCATATTGAAAGTCTTGAAAAATATAATCTCAACTATCAAATAATAGATGAAAATGATAAAGACGAAAGTTCACCACATCATACAAAACATAATTTAGAAATCGATGGAAATACAAACACGAATAATATACTATATTTTAGAATTAAAAATTCAACCATTCAACGAGATTTTTTTGTTGCAAAAAATATAATTAAGAAATTGTACGACATAAATGTGTAAAACTTAATAAATCTTGTAACTTTTCACAATCAAAATTATAATTATTATAATTTAATTTACTTACATCAATGTCATTCCAGTTGTCAAGTATAACTAAAGGAATATTTTGTTTTTGTAAAATACTAGTGAATTCACTTTTAATAACAATAGGAACAACTTTCAAATATAAACATTCCCATAGTCTATGTGAATCAACTCCATTACCTTCAGGGCATATGCAAAATTGATATGTTGATAATCGTATTTGATTTTCAATTGGATCAATTGTATTTAACCAGATAAATCTATTTTTTAAATTATTATAGCAAAATTCTCTTTTACTTCGATTTGTATTAATATTAAAATTAAAATAAATAGTATTCGTTTTATTATTTACTAATTTATTCATAAAATCGTTATTATAAAATAATGATAAATTTCCATGACTCCATTGACTATTAGCCAATCCAATTGGCAGAAATTGTAATTTTTGATGTTCTATGCAAGTATTTTGTCCAAACCATTTTAATAGTTTATCACACTTTAAAATATTTAAAACCGCATAAGTTTCTCGAATTTCACCATCCGAATTATGTGTTACAAGAATAAAATTGTTTTGAAAAAAATGTATTTTATTTGATAATAAATCAAATTGATGACTATAGCAAAATATTTTATAAGGATTACTAAAAATATTATCAATTAAATTTAAATTATAATGTTTTTCAGATTGAGTTGAGATAAGAGGATTATACATAAAGTCTTCGCTTACCCCTAAATAAATATCGCATAATTGTTCAATTTTTTCTCCAGTAATTATATTTGACATAAGTTATATATCAATTATTTTTTATATGTTTAAATTATTTTTTATATGTTTAAATTATTTTTTATATGTTTAAATTATTTTTTATATGTTTAAATTATTTTTTATAAGTTATATATCAATTATTTTTTATTATATAAAGGATACAATTAAATATAAATTATAAGAATGATAATATATAATTATAACAAAGGTAGATTAGGAAATTCTTTATTTAGATTATTCGCAAATATAGTTTTGTTGTTAGTTTATAGAACTAACGGTCAAATATATAATTATATTGGTCCAAGTAATTATTGTCTTGATGATAATTCTTTTATAATCTGGATGAATGATGTTTTGAATAGTTTACCCCCATGTAATTTAAATTTAAATAACAGCATTTTATTTGATGGATATTATCAACATGATAAAATATTTGTAAAATACAAAA